TGAAGAAGATAAAGGGTCGCTTTCATAGAAAACGTGGCAGTTATCGTTGTACGCTAGATTGTACTTTGCAGGTTGTGCTAATTGAACTATTGCCATTTACTGAATGTTAAATGCTTTGTCTAATACGTCCTCTAAGTCTTGCCCTAGTGCTGACTCAATCAATGCTGGCATTTCCTTTGTTATTAATTTAGAGTTAAATACATTGGTGGCAAAGTCTGTTCCCTTCGTTCCCTTTTCGCCTATCTTCTTAGCTATCGCAAACGCTTTAGATTCGATGTTACTAAACTCCCTATCGCTGTTCTGCTGTAGCTTTTCCCTAACGTTCGGGTATGTCAACCATTCGCGTATCTTGGAAACAGGCGGCATACGCCCAGCCTTTCTACCTTCGTCAACGTACTCCCAATAGTCGAGCATCGAAATTTCAAGCCCTAGAATAGAACTCTGTTGATACGCTCTAAATGTGATTGACTTTTCCAAATCACCCGAAGCAATAGCCGCGTTCTCTTGCAGACCTTGCGCAAGTCTACGTGTAACAAGACCGCCTACCTGAACCAATGCCGCTTCTGTGTTTGTGAAAGCCATCACTAACTAAATATAATTAGCGGTGCTTTTGTTTTTGCATTTGTCTTTCGTATGCGCCTTTAGCCTTGTGATATGCTAACCGATTAAGGAACTCAACTATGTTAAGGTCAAACCACCAATCCCACAACTCAGGACGTCCGTTGGTCATGTTGTCTACTGTGTAGAGCCATCCGTATTTCGTGAGGAAAGTTTGAGTCTTATTTCCGCTACTCGTTTCAGCCCCTTCGCTGCGTACTCCGAAAAGCGAGCTATATTCATCGCGTAGTTGAGCCAATCCGACAAAAAAAAATCAGTCAAAGGCTTGACGGTTGTTATTGGCAAGGCTTGCATATCTGCCGCAACGTCTTTGTGTATCTTGCCATTATGCTTTCCTTTGAACTCGTGCCACTTCAAACGATTTGCGAAACATCCTAAAAGGTTGTGTAAGTTCTCATCTATCTTTTCCTCATCTTCAAGAAAGTGCATAAGGCTAACCCATTGACCGCCCGTTATCTTACGAGCGTTCGTTTCGAAGTAGTACCTGTTTCCGTTAACCCTCACACGCTTTTTCAAACCACCATCAACAGGACTTGACAAGAAACCAAGTTGATTCATTAGCGAGTTATGCGCCCCTCTATGCAGTTGCATAATGTCATCAATGCTTACACCTGACAAAGTAGATATAAGAACGCACTCAGTTTCAAAGTCGAATTGGTTGCGTTTCTTCTCAGGTAGTGTTTCCCGTTTCTCTTTGGCTTCTTTGAGTAGTGCCGTTACTTCTTGAAACTCACGAAGGGTTACACCATGCCATGAATTAGGTAGTTCAATCTTCATAGTAAATCAGATATAATCACAACGGCAATCATAACAATCACCCAAAGGTCTGCCACACTTATTGCAGTTTAAATTGTACATATGGTATTCTTTTTTTTTATAGTAGTCTTTCTTTCCGTAATTGATTAACGAATCGAATATCGTAATTGTCCAATACAAATCTACGTAACGCCAAACCTCGCTCTTTGATTTCTTCTTTTTCCATAGCCATTGCTTCTTTGATGCTGGAAGTCCAGCAGTCAACTCTGTAAATTCCCTCACTCTCATCTGTGTACGGGTGTTGATTCTCTACAAATATAGGCAAACCCTTTATGCCTGCTTCAAGTATCTTGAGATTAGACTTGCACTGCGTAAAGATATTCCTTTCAAGAGGTGCAATGGCAATGTCAAAATTGTTATAAAGCAACCCATAATTTTCAACGTCTAATGATTCAATGTATTCAGCTCTAAAGTTGTCGGCTAATTTAATCCATTCTTTTTCCTTGCGAAAGCCACAGATAACAGGAACAACCTCAACCCACGCGTCTTTAGTTAACATCAGGTCGTGAAAGTGTGTAATACCTCCAGCCCATCCTATCTTAGTTCCGTAGCTTTCCTTTGGTTGCCATTGCGGTTCGTTCGGGTCTAAAGCATTGGGTATAACGTACCAGTTGGCGTTAACGCTCTCAATCAGCTTGCCTAGCTTTTCATGCGTTGTCCAAACCTCATCAGCGTACATCATTGCATCAATCATTAACGGCTTGTAATACTTGCTCGATTTGTAGCCGATGTGATTGGTCGGCAACACCCAGTAATCGTCAACGTCACATATAACGTAAGTGCCTCGCTTTTGTAGGTCACGAATAAACCGCTTCTGTTCGGTTACGGGTAGCAAACGAGAAAACACCACAACGTCAAAGTTATGGTAAAACATTTCCTCAGATACACCTTCGCAACGTATGACCTCGTAATGGTCTTGAAGTAGTGCAAAAGGACGTATTAGCCTGTGATAGTCAACGCCTGTGTTTTTGCTTGATACTATGGCTATTTTCATTTACCAATCTTTTGCTTTAGAATTATGTTCTTCGTTAATCATGTCTCTATATGAATTAAGTTCTTCAATTACCCGTTCATTAAACTCTAATAATTCATCTTTTGTTAATCCATTAAAATTTTTTAAGAGGCTTTGAATGTACGTCAATGTCATTGTAGAATGATAACAAGCGGTATTAAAATCGTGAACATCTCTTATTTTACCTATTAAAGCGTTACCTATTAAACATCTAACTAAATGATTAGGGTTATTCCAATCGAACTTTACTATTTCTTTTTCTTCCATCTATCTTATGTTATAAGTACCCGAACGGGCGTTAATCTTCTCTGAGCAAATATAACGAATTGCATCTAAAGCATGATTCAGGTTATCAATCGGCACACCGTCTTTTTCATCCTTCCATTGATAGCCTCTCAACTCCTTGATTATGTTCGTGCTGTTCTTTGTAACCATCAGCTTCTTTTGCTGCATCTTTTGTATTCCAGCCCTTACGCTATCAGCACCCTTTTTACACGGTCTGATTCTAAAGCCAAATCTACGCAAATCTTCGATACTTTTAGGTTCTGCGCTATCGGCTATGGTTTCCCATCGCTTGTAATCCTTTAACCGCTCTGCAAGGTCTGAATTGGTTAGCTGTGTTTCGTACAGTATTTCGTTAATCCATATCTTGTCATCGAACTCGCACACTTCCACAAATGCAGTAGGGTCGTTACTGAAACCCCAATCTAAACCGTAGCCCTTCCACTTGAAACTATCAGGCATCTTATCGACCTGTTCCCAATTGTTAAAGATAGTGCCTTGCAAAGAACCTACCTGACCAAGACCATACACCTTCCACCAGTTCTGCCAGTACGGGTCATCCTTGTACTGAGCCGCTTCAATCTCTTTAACGATAGCAGGCTCTAAAGCCTCGTTGTCCTTGTAGGTCAATATCACAAAGTCAGTATCAGGTTGCCCTATCAGTTCCTTATGCGCCCAGAATTCAGACGTTGGATTGTAATCAATGTAAATGAACCTACGTGTACGGATAGCCATTTGATGGTACGCCTCCCAAGAAACGTTATTAGCCTCGTTGACAAACAGAACATCACGCCTTGCACCTCTCAACTTATCGGACTGGTCTGCGCTAAAGAACTCAATGAATGAGCCGTTACTGAAATAATACGTTAGCGTTGACTTGTTGAAATTGCTTTCAATGGGGTTGCCGATTGACTGCATGATTTTAATGAAGTCACGGATAGCACCCCTTCTAAGATGCGGTATTGATTCCGATACGATTGATATTTCAACGCCCTTGTTATGGGTCGCGTACATTATCAGCGTTGGAATGATGCTGAAAGTCTTACTTGAACTCGTACCGCCCTGAACAACCCTTACACGCTTTCTAAGGCGTTTTATCTTCGCTTGGGCTGTTGTTTTCTTGAACATCTATGTCAAATGGTTTAAACGGGCTAATCTCGCCTGTTACGCGCGTTTCGTTCTTTTCAGTTAGACCGTTGAGCCTTTGCGTTATGCTTGCATTGTATTGACCAACCATGCCGCCTTCTATCTGGTCTTGCCTTATTGCTTTCTTTACGCGTGAACGGACTGTCGAAAACCTGTTATACCTTTCATCACTTGAATACAAATAATCGTGAATACTAAACCCTCTTTTATCGTGTACAAAGTTCTCAAACCCTTCGTTTGTTAATGGAACTTCAAGGGGCGTTTCTACCTTGTCTCCATTGCGTCCAACGTATTCTATCTTAACTCGTGGATTTGACTTAGTGTGATTTGCGTATTCTACAAAGTCATTCCAAAGTTCCTCAACATCATCTTTATAGTTCATTGGTCTTGCCATTGGTAAACTGTTGTCGCGAACGCCCCATCACTTAATAAATATAACTCAGTTGCTTTTTGTTTTCACCAACCCTACGTATGTTCCTGCTTCTTTAATATCTCCTATTACAGTTGCACCCATTCCAATAGTGACGTTGCCTGTAATTATTACGCCCTCCTTTATAGAAGCGTTAGTACCTATGTAAACGTTATTGTTTGTGGTAACGTTGCCACTCATGTTAACAGCGGGTGAAAGCGTGTTGTAAGCCCCTATTCTGCAATTATGACCAATGGTACAATTCAGGTTAATGATTGAATGTTCGTTTATTACAATGTCTTGAGTAAGTATTGAGCCTTCGCAGATTATACAACCGCGCATAGCTCTAACATCCCTATCTAGTAAGGTTACAGATGGATGCACTAAGGTATCCCATTTTTGGTCAGGTAGGCTTTCAGCTATCCTTCTTCTTGTGTTCGGGTCTCCTATTGATATGACTGCGGGTATCTTCGGGTCTATTTTAGATAAAGGTAATGCACCTCTACATGCGTACTCATCCTCTACAAAGAAGTCAATCATGTAAACCTTAGAAGCCCATGCTGCAACTTCTTTAGCAAAGCCGCCATGCCCTATTATTTGAAGGTTGTTCATTTGTGAAGTTCGTAAATCCATTCCATTGGAGTTCTGCCGTTGCCATGTAATATTGCTGGATTTTTTTTGGTCATTTTATTGTAGACCAATCCTTTCTTAATAGCAAAATCAGTACCCGTGTATTTTGGATTGCCTTTCTCGTCCTTGTGTATAGAGTAACTTGCCCTGTCTATCGGTTGACCCTTTGGTGGTTTAGAAGGGTCGAATGCTATGCTTTGGAACAATTCTCCTTTGTAGTCCAACTCTATTGGAAACCCGTCCTTCTTAGCCTTTAAGAATCCCTGCATTGTTTCAAGCTGACAATTAGCACCCATTGGCAACTTGCCTACATATTTGTCAAAGAACTCAACGGCTAGTTTTGTTGACCCTCCGTATAGACCGTTGTTAAGATATAACCAATCAGACTTAACGCGGGTCTTGGGGTATTCGTCTGCCATCTTTGGTTCGGGAAAGCATTGCTTCTCTGTTGACCATATAAGACGGTCTGAGGGCACTGTAAACGGTTTCTGACAGAACGTGTCTCCACCGTCTGCATAAATGAACGTGTCGTGTCCTGTGGCTGCTCTTTTGTAAAGTTCAACTAACCCGTTAAAGATTCTGCCGTAAGGGAACTTGATGTCAAGTATAGCCATCTCGTAACCGAAACGCTCAAACGATTTAACCATTTGCCGCGTCTGTTCGTTAGGCGCGTAGATGTTAGTGCATACTACCATGTTACTTCTGAATAAATTGATTTTGAACCGTTAATATACTGATTTTTAATTGAGTTGAATACTGCCATATCTTCGCCTGAATGCTTTTCCTTCCACGATTGGTAAGGTGTTTCCCCTGTGTCGATGTGGTCTATTTGAATATGCGGAACGAAAGCAGAATAAAACCCTGCAACCTTACAACGGATAGCGGCTAAACTATCATCAAACCCGTACAGTCTTGGTTGATACAAATAACCAATCTTGTCAAGCAATGCGCTGTTGAACATCTGACAAGTACCCATGACATGATTGACCTTCTCAATAGGAAGCCAATACCCGTTACCTCCTCCCAGTAGCTTTAACTCACTTCTGTACATTGGGCTTTCATGGTTCGGATTTTCCCAACAGTCTATTCTTTTTAAGCCTACAATACCAATAGACGGGTCTAACTCAATAGCCTTTTCCAATGTATCACACCAGTCTTTTTCATGTATAACAACATCGTTGTCCATCTTGACACAATGCTCTCCTTCTTTCCTAAGTTCCCACGCCTTGTTGACCGCCTTTGCCGTTCCTACATTTTCATCCAATGTGATAACGCTCATAATGTCGGGCGTTTTCAAAGTGCTTAGAAAGTCTTTTGTTTCCTTGCAGCTTGCGTTATCAACTATTATAACTCTGTGCCTTGCGAAATTTACTGTTCTCAATAAAGACTGAACCGTTCGCTTAGTGTAGTCAGTTCTATTGTTCTCTTCGGTGTCATACACCGCCATAGCTATCAATGCCATTAGAGTATCTGTTTAGCTAGTTGTTTAATTGAACCTGAACAAGTCCAACACACGTTAGGTCTTTTGCTGTATTTCAATTCAAAAGCTTTCTCAAACCTTGCCCTTCTATCTGCGGGAATATGTCCAGCGAATTGACCATGCTTTAATTGTAAAAGCACCTCCATATCCTTGTCTGTTAAAACATCGTTCCCCATACCCTGTGTAGTAGTTGTCTTGTAAATATAGCAAATCCTATGAATTGAATAGAGTGGAATACCGGATAGCTTGTATGCGTTTCTAACAGCGTAGTAATAACAGATACCCAAAACACTACGCACAACTCACAGTTGAACGGTTTACGGTCTATTACTTTCGTTGCTTGATGGATAGCCAAACCGACAACGGCAAGACTAATTGATGTTATAATCAGTTCTATCATTGATTATCTTCTTTGCTTCTTTTACTGTCTTGTGAATTGACACGTGATTGATTCCTGTGAACAGTTCAACTTTTCGATAACTGCCGCACTCGAAGTATGTTTTCAACGCCTCCCTTTTGTACCACTCATCTTTCGTAAAAATCTTGTCAAGCTCGTTCCAAAGTTCATCAGCCTTCGGGTCGTATTGGAGTTCGTTCTGAAAGCGTATTTCGTTTTGGTCTATGTATCTGTCGGAGTAAAGCTTCCAAAACGTGCCGTTTTTTGATGTCATGTTAATCATGGTTCTAACACACCAAAACTCAAAGTATGATGAAACGTCTTTCTTCTGCTCCAGTAATGCAAGCGCAACCTCTTGGAGTAGGTCTTGATGTAGTTCGCCCGTCAGTTTCAAGGCAAGACTACGCAAGGAAGCGTTATTAAGAAGCTGTTTGCACAATTCATCCATTGCGTCAAATATACAAAAAAGCCCCAACGTATGTCAGGGCTATCACTTGCTGCACCATTCTATCTTCGCAAGTGTTTGAATGTGGGATTTTTGTCAAGATGATTCCCTACAACTATTTCATTTTACAACCTGTACTAAATAACATTAAAACGATTATTTAGTAAGCCGTTGTGCTTCATTAAAACGAAAGCACAACAAGGGCTAAAAACAAAATAACCCTTGCCGCGCGCGTTTATCGGTTAGCCTGCGTCCTGTTCATTATTCAGCCAAAACAATCTCCCAATAAGGCATTGATTATAGGTGTCCATTGATTTGGCTTGCACCTTTAATAATTCACGCTGCATAGGTGGTAACGCTTTAAATGCATCAGTACCTACAAAACCGTTTAACTTCTCCATTTTTTCTTGGAGTTCTTCTTGTTCGGCTGCTAACCGAGTTTTAAAATCGCTCATCACAATTTGTATTTAAGTTGCTGTGCGTGTAATCCCCCACACACAATAAGGGTTATTCAATTTTTAGCCGTAGCCCTTGTCAACAAATAATCTCGCCACCTTCATTAAGTAGCTTTTCCGCTAACTTCAATTCGTAATCAGTAGCACCTCTAGTAAAGTGTATAACGTCATACTTGTTAGGTATGTACCGAGCAAACTCGATAAAAGGCTCAACAAAGATGTGATGATATTGCAACCCTTGACTTTGCCAATACTGATTCTGTTTCGGGTCAGGGTCAACTGCTGTTTTGTTAACCCGTCTTAAATCCTCACGGTGTACGTTTTGAAATGTTGCGGGGTCATAGCCCACTTGTAGATATTCGTTTGATTCTATTTTCATTTTAGTGCTTTTTCGAGTTTAACTTTTGCGACCAATAACGCGCCACTTAAATCTACGCTCTCAACCCTTAGTGCTTTGTAAGCGTATTCAGCCGCTTCCCGTAGTTTACCTTCTTTAGGTCGGTAACAATGCGTTTCGCCTTCTCCCTCAACGGTGCATTCCGCCCCGCATGTAGGACAGTGGGTAACTGTTTTGATATAAACCCCATCTTCTTCATCCTTACGCATCATTTCGGAAAGAAGTTCCTTTTGAACGGATTTGTTTACTTTTTTTTCAGATTGTTCACTTATAGGTTGATTTTTCATTTGTTCTTTGGTTTAATCACTTGAACTGTAGCTGTTACATTTAATACTCCTTTTTGTCCCATCAATTCACGTTGAAATTTTCTAGATTTAATATCATTAACAGCTTCTTCCACCGAATCCTTGTACGTATCTTCAGTTACTTTAGTTCGAATGGTCATAATTACCTCTATCATAGCCCTAGCTTCTGCCTGTTCATTTTATCGTGTCTCCTACGTTATATTTTGTCTCGTAATCACAGAAAGTTCCGTCTTTTCCACATTGAGCCTTATAATAGAACCTGCAATATCCATCAGAACACATCCAGCTATTAGGGTATTTTGCTGTTATTATGTATGGCTTAACAGGAGGTTTGCAACTAGCTGCTAAAACAGCCAATGTAAATAGTATCTTTTTCATTGCTCGTATGTGTCTTTGTAGTATTGTTCACCTAATTTATCAGGACTGAATCCATCGTTATCTAAATTCCCACAATTATAAGCCTCCTCAATCTCCTCCCGGTTCTTTTCGAGTAGTTTCATTTCCTTGATGTCATTTAAAACCATCTCTAATAAGTATTGAACTGCTGGTGATTTAGATTTTTTCGCTTCTTTTTCATACTTATCAATCAGCAGTTGTATAGCTGTCTTTTTCATATCACTCCTTCTTTAAATTCAATCTCTCT